ATATAGAATTATTGATAAGAATTTAGACATTAGAGCTGGTAATAAGGTAATTAATAAAGCAGTACCAGGTTTAATCCCTACTTTCTCAGTAGCTCTAGCACAAGAATATAAAGGTAAATGTGATTGGAATGATAGTTGGTATGCTTCTAGAAAATTAGATGGTGTTCGTTGTTTAGCTGTTGTTAATTTTGAAGGTAAATGTACACTTTATTCTAGAATGGGTAAAGAATTAACTACATTAAATAAAGTAAAAGAAGCTATTGAAGCAACAAATGTTATTAATACTGTATTTGATGGTGAGATTTGTTTAGTAGATAAAAATGGTGATGAAGATTTCCAAGGTGTAATGAAACAATTAAGACGTAAAGATCACCAAATAAAAAATCCTGTGTTTATGATATTTGATATGATTTACAAAAAAGATTTTGATAAACAAAAAGGTGATTTGGTTTTAAGTAAAAGATTACGTACATTAAGGAGTTGGTTTAATGGTAGAAATATTATTGATAATACTTTACGTTATTGTCAACAATATGAAATAACTGATGATAAACATTTTGAGACTTGGAGTAAACTATCCAGTGATAATAAATGGGAAGGATTTATGGTACGTAAAGATGTTGGTTATGAAGGTAAACGTAGTAAAAATTTACAAAAAGTAAAGAAATTCTTCGATGCCGAGTATAAAGTAGTTGATTTTGATATTGATAATCATGAAGTTGTTAGAGATGGTAAATCCGTAACCATGAATATGTTAGCCCAAGTGTGGATTGAGCATAAGGGTCATAGGGTAAAAGTTGGTAGTGGTTGGACTCAAGAACAACGATTACAATATATGGATGGTTCAATTGTAGGTAAAATAATTACGGTACAATATTTTGAGGAAACACACAATGATAAAGGTGGTATATCATTAAGATTTCCAACAGTTAAAATAGTACATGGAGATAAAAGAGAAGTTTAAATTAAATCTAAAAAATGAATAAAAAAGAATATAAAGAAAATAATGATACATTAATTACCTTTGGGGAAGAAGCTTTAACTATGCGTAAAGACGATCCTAGAACACAAGAACATAAGGAAAAAGTGTTAGAGAAAATGGAAAAAAATAGAAAAATGTATGAAGATGTAGCTAAAAATCCATTTAAAGAAGTAAATCTTAGTAATACTCGTGAGGAAGGTGAAAATTACGAAGAATATAGAACACGTCTTAAGTTAAATAATTTGTTACAAAAGCAATATAGAAAATTTGGAAAGGAAAAATTTCTAGAAATGTACCCAGCAGGTGTAAAATATGCTATAGATCAAGCTAAAGAGGAAATTGCAAATAATTCTAAACCACAACTTACAGCTACAGCTACTATAACACATGAAGATGGAAGAAGGGAAGAAAACGTACCGGTAAAAATTAATAATGATAAAAAATAAACTATGACACAAGAAAAATCACAACCTATTACTATGAAAGAAATGAATCAATTACACGATGAATGGTGGGCTAGCTTATCAAATGAAGAAAAAGAGAAACTTTATAATGAAATGGTTGAAGCAGAAGTTCAATATTATAACGATAAAGCTGACCAATAACAAAATGGGGGATTAGCTCAGCTGGCTAGAGCGCCTGCCTTGCACGCAGGAGGTCATCGGTTCGACTCCGATATTCTCCACAATTCACAACTAAATATATAAAAAATGGATATTAAGAATATGTATAATAAGATGATTGATATGACTAATATATTTGGTTTATTTGTACCTGGTGAGGAACTAGATGGTACTAAAACTGCTACAAATCTTGATGAATTAAAAACTAAACCTATATTTCATGTAGGTATGTATAAAAAATTAATTATAAATCATTTAAATTTTAATACTAAAGTACTTAATTTCTTTAAACAATCTAATCAAGAATTTGATATGAATGATATTAAAGAAGCAGGGGAATACGTTGTATATAATAGAGCTTGGTCCTATATAGCTAACGTAGATGTTAAAAATAAGGGTTATATTGACGCACTTAAACATTATTCTGACGATGAATTTTATGCGACTCTTGATATGGGAATTGAATTTTTTCAACAAGATGAATTATATGAAAGGTGTGCGTTTTTACTCAAAATTAAGAAAAAATCAATAAAACTTAAAAAATAGTTTGGAATCCTAAAGTACTTTTATTAAATTCGATATACAGGGATTTAAAGAAATGAGAGAATAAGGGATATAGAGATAAAGGGGTACAAAGGTACCCATAACATTAACATAAATAAATATAATATGGCATTACGCAACCCAGAAACAATTGTCCGTCTAACAAACAAGATACAGGGCAATCTAACTAATCTAAAACTAATTGTAAAATCACAACAACCAGTTGAAGATTTTATTAAAAAAGTAGAAGAAACAGAAAATGTTCTTAGAGATTTAGAATCTCAATTAGAAAGAGAACATGCACAATTAAGAAACGGATAAAATAAAATAATAGTTATGAGCATACCAGCAGAACAAATATCATCGAATTGGCAAGTATTTCATTCTAATATAGTAAAATATATTAAGGGTGATAGGCAAACACAATTATTATCATTCTATACCCAACACCAGGAAGAATTAGTACTTATGCCTGCTTCGCATAAAACAGCGTATCATAATGCATTCCCAGGTGGATACATTGATCATGTTAATCGTGTTGTAGAATGCGCTTTACAACTACATAATGTGTGGGAAAAGATGGGAGCCGATACTACCACATACACTATAGAAGAATTAGTATTTGCTGCTATTAATCATGATTTAGGAAAAATGGGTGATGGGGTTGAGTATTCACATATACCTTCTAAAGATGAATGGAGAAAGAAAAATATGGGTGAAATGTATCAATTTAATAAAAAAATTGCATATATGTCAGTCCCAGATAGATCATTATTTTTATTATCCCAAGCAGATATTAAACTAACATATAATGAACATTTAGCTATTAAGTTACATGATGGTTTATATGACCCAGCTAATGAATCATATTTTAAAAGCTATATGGTTGAAACAAAACCACGAACTTCTTTAATTTATATAATACACCACGCAGATATGATGGCAGCTAGAATTGAATTTGAAAAAGAGTGGCTTCCTGCATTAAAGAATGGATTGGATAAGCCAAAAAATAATTATACATTGAAGTCAAATAAAAAAACAAGTATTAAGTCTAAAGCCTTAAATACTATAAAAAGTGAAGGACTTAAAAATTTATTTGATAAATTATGATAACAACAATAGTAATACTTTCAATAATAGTCGTGGTTTTAGGATTTACGACTATTAATCTATTACGTAAGAATGAAAAACAAGAAGATATTCTATTAGGGTATCTTAAATATTTAGATAATATATCTAGAGTAATCGAGGTTTCGGATGAAAAACTCAAAAAAGTAGACATTAAGGGTTCATTTGAAGGAGACGATGAAATAGGATATTTCTTTAAAACAATTAAACAAATCCAAGAAATTCTTAATGATTTTAACATTAAAAAAATCTAAGAATAAATGGATCATATAATAGAGAAAAATAAAAGAGAGAGAAAAGGACGGGTATATTTTTCTAAAGAAACTGAAAATAATATAGTTAAATATAATAGTTTAGATCCTATTAAAGATGCTGATGAAAGAAGTGATATATATCAAGATCATATTCACTATCCTTTTTATAAACTTACTCAAAATATAATTCATACATTTAAATTTTACTATACTGAAGTAGAAAATCTAGAACACCTACAGCATGAATTAATGGTGTTTTTATTATCAAAAATACATTTATTCAACCCAGCAAATGGAGCTAAAGCTTATTCTTATTTTGGTACTATAGTTAAAAGATGGTTAATAGTATATAATACTAAAAATTATGGTAAAAAAATTAAAAACATACAAATAACAGATTTAGCCAATTATTCTAATTTAGATTCATCAGAACCAGGATTTATTTCATCTCAAAAGATGGATGAAAGTGTAGATAAAGTAATACAAGGTGAATTTGAAGGTGATGAATTATCTAATCAAGGGTATAAATATGAAGATAAATTATCAATTTTTATAGATCAATATGTAGAAGAATGTACAGAAAAAATATATAAAATATTTCCTAAAGGTAACGACGCTAAGATAGCAGATGCTATACTTGAATTGTTTAGAAAGAGAGATGCTATTGATGTTTTTAATAAAAAAGCACTTTACATTTATATTAGAGAAATGATTGATGTTAAAACACCTAAAATTACCAAAATTGCAAATATTTTATATGGTATATTTAAGAAAAAATATTTATTTTATTTAGATCAAGGATATTATCCTACCTCAAAGGTTTAGTTTTTTTATATTTATAACCAAAAATTATGAGCCAATTAGATTCAATTATATTTGGGGATAAGAAATTTTCAGACATCTTAGAAGAAATATACAATAACCAAAAGAAAAAATCAGAACAGGTAACAGCATTAATATCTGAATTAAAACCTTTAGTTAATGAAATAGGAGATGCTACTCTTATAGTACCATTAATTAAAGAATATATGGAAATCGGTGTAAAAAACGATGACGCTTTAATTAAAATGGCTACTATTATTCAAAGAGCTGTTAATAGTTCTAATGAAGATGGTGGGTTAGGAATAACAGAAGATGAAAAAGAAGCATTATTAGCGGAAATGGAAAAAATCCAAAATAAAAAAGAAGATTAAAAATATAATTAATGTTTTACAATTATAAACAAGATGATAATAATACTGGGAATAGTGTTAATACTCAGAATAATCCTAATATATCAGTAGCAAGGGTAAAAAAAGCTATACTTGAAGGTGAAAGTTATCCTGATGTTTTTTTAAGCAAAGGAAAATATCAATCTATAGGAGGGGTATTTTATACTTCATTAAATAATCCTAATCCAGAAAAATCTTTTGTAAGAGATAAATTTGCACTACCTTTATTTCCTAATATGTCAAATGTTCCATTAGAAAATGAAATTATATATGTTATTAGACTTCCAGATACAAATGTACAATCTAATGTAAATAGTGTAACTGATTATTATTTCCAACCTATTAACATATGGAATAGTATACATCATAATGCTATACCAGATCCACTTAATCCATCACCACGTTCAGATGGACAAACAGAAGATTATCAAAAAATTGAAGGAGGATTAGTAAATGTAAGACAAGTTATATCTGGAAGTGAAATAAAGTTAGGTGATACCTTTAATGAAAAAATAGATACTAGAAAACTTCAACCTTTTGAAGGTGACATAATATATGAAGGTAGATGGGGACAATCATTTAGGTTTGGTTCTACTGTAAATAGTGTTATTCCTAACCCTTGGTCTAGTACTGGTGATGTAGGAAGTCCTATAACAATTTTAAGAAATGGGCAACATGAAGAGGATACTGAATCTTGG